TCTAATTACAACATTCAAGTATTTTCGTTATTCGCAGCATCTATGGGATTACCTCAGATAAGGAATAGAGTTTTTATTATAGGATTAAAAAAGGATCTTAAAAAAGAAAGGTTGACTTTAAACTTTGATATACCTAAAGTAAGTTTTGATATAACAAAAAAATATTGGGAGATCTTTGAGAATGATATCTCTAAATATTCTTTAAATAAACTATGGGATGAAGTCCCTATCGGGGGATCTCATAGGAAGCACTTTAACCTAGTGAAGCCTGCATTAAATAAACCTTGTCCTACTATTACGGCAACAACGGGAAATGTTGGAGCATATAGCGTTATTCATCCTGTCTATAAAAGAAAATTAAATAAAGAGGAGGTTAGATTATTATCAACCTTCCCAAAGGACTATGACTTTTTAGATACTAATCCTATTACAACTATGGGTAGATCCGTGTTGCCTTTAATGATGGCTAACATAAGTCACCAAATATATAAACAATGGTTAAAATAATACTATTATGCCTAGATTTGAAACTCAAGAAGATAGAGACAGAGAAGAGAAAGCTATTAAAAGGTTTGTGAAATCCTTCTCGGGAACGTTTCAGAAATTAGGTGATTGGGATTTAGACTATCAAGTATTTAATGATGGTAAGTTTCTTGCTTACGCAGAGGTAAAAGGTAGAAGGGGGAGACATATTCACTCAGCATATCCGTTACCTGTTGCGGTAAGAAAATTATTTAAGATGCAAGAGAAAAAAGAAGCAGGTGTCCTTATTTGGGCATGTATAGATGGTATCATTTACGGAAAGTTTAGAAACCTAAAAGGAAGGATTCAGTTTGGTGGTTGGGATATACCAAGAAAGAGTAGTGCGAATGATCAAGAGTTAATGGTTTATTACGATAATCAAAAAGAGTTAAAAAGTTTAAAGTATTAAAAACAGAACAACAACAGAATGAGCAAAGAAGATTTAATCCCTTTTAAGAAGGGGCAAAGCGGTAACCCTAGTGGGAGACCTAAAGGAAGAAAGAACAGAAGCACGATAGCAAGGAGATGGTTAGAAGTCAACCAAGAACTAAAGAACCCATTGACCTCAGAATTAGAGACTATGAGCCAAGAGGATTTAATGACTTTAGCTTTAATTAAAAAAGCTAGGAATGGAGATGTAAACGCTTATAAGGTTTTAATGGATTCGGGTTATGGATCACCTGTGCAGCAAATAGAACAAACGAATATAGAACAACCTTTATTTCCCGATGTTAGTAAGGACAACAGCGATTAATAAAATAATAAAACTAAAGAAAAGAGTTAAGATAATTCAAGGGGGAACATCCGCAGGAAAGACTTTTGGCATCCTTCCTATCTTAATTGATATGGCTACTAAAAAGCCAAATATTGAAATCTCAGTAGTTGCTGAATCTATACCTCATTTAAGAAGAGGAGCATTAAAGGATTTCCTAAATATAATGAAATGGACAGGCAGGTACTTTGAGCAAAGGTTTAATAAATCGTTGCTTAGATACGAATTCGCCAATGGCAGTTACATTGAATTTTTTAGTGCTGATGACTCATCTAAATTAAGAGGAGCAAGAAGAGACATTCTTTATATTAACGAATGTAATAACGTTGATTTTAATTCCTACAATGAACTTGCTATAAGAACCAAACAAGAAATTTATTTAGACTTTAATCCTGCTAATGAGTTTTGGGTCCATACTGAATTAAAGGATGAATCGGATAGTGATTTTCTTATTTTAACATATAGAGATAACGAAGCACTTGATGAAAGGATAGTAAAAGAGATTGAGAAGAATAAACTAAAAGCAAACACTAGTTCCTATTGGGAGAATTGGTGGAGGGTATACGGGGAAGGATTAGTTGGTATGCTTGAAGGTGTTGTATTTAGTAATTGGAAGGTAATAGATAAACTACCCGATGATGCAAGGCTACTCGGTTACGGGGTTGACTTTGGCTACTCGGTAGATCCAAGTTCTGTAATAGAGGTTTATAATTATAACGGTGAACGGATTCTAAATGAGATCTGCTATGAGACAGGATTAGTAAATACTGATATAGCAAAGAAACTACAAAAGACAGTAATCGCTTATGCGGATAGTTCAGAGCCTAAAAGCATAGAAGAGATAAGAAGAACAGGACAAGTAATTAAAGGAGTAAGGAAGGGAGCAGATTCAATTAATTTCGGTATTCAGATAATGCAATCCCAAAGCTATTTAGTGACCTCTAAGAGTTCCAATCTAATAAAGGAGTTAAGAGCCTACTGTTGGGATAAAGACCGAACAGGGAAGCAATTAGCTAAGCCTACAGATTCATTCAATCATGCAGTTGATGCGGTTAGGTATCACGAAATGGAAAGCCTAGGAAGGGGAGAAAACTTTGGCAAATACACAATTAGTTAAATTAATTTTATAAAATATTTTTTTTATAACTTTATTGTACTATCTTACACTCATAACAAACAAACAAAAAAAACAAGATGGAAAATTTAACAACAGAAAAAGCCGAAATGTTCACAATGAATGAAGATACATTGGATTATATTATCAATACTGTTTATGGTTTTGGAATTACTAATGATCTACAATTTCCTAAATCTACTCCAAAAGCAGATAAGTTTAAACTTAAAGTTATTAGAGAAAATATAAAAAAATCAATAATGTTAAGTCCTTTAGGCAGAATAGAAAAAGATTTAAAATAAATTTAATGAGGGGGGTAACTCCCCCTTTTAAAAAAAAACAAACAGATTATTTAAACACATATTAAGATGAGAACATTAAACAAGTACAAGCAAAATTTAAGGATATTAGGATGTGACGTTTGGAGTTACTCTACTATCGTAGCAAAGATTGAGGGAGAGGATCTTAAACAATTAGGTTATTGGTCAGTTACTACTCAAAAACATATTAACTATGTAGCAGATCAATTAAATTTAAACTTAGTAAAATGAAAGACCTATTTACAGACAACGAATTAAAGGAAGTATTAACGGGACTTGAACCCTTAGATATAGCAATGTGTCATTCAGAGATTCATAGAGCAGAAGTCTCTTGGAGCATAGGGTGCTTAGATCTTTATGCGGATATAGTTTGCGTAAGGAAAACAATTCACGATGAGGAGACCTATGAGCAGGATGGTTATATGAGAACCGATGATGGGGTTTATGAGTATTTATTTGAGGTAGATGAAATGGCTATTTATTGCGATGGTGAAGAGTGCTCAACTTATTCCCAAGAGGCAAGGGTTGTAATTCCTGTAATCAATTCCTTAATTTCTATATCACATTAATTACCTTTACCTATGGAACAGATACAAAGATTACACGATTTACAGTATTGGAGCAATGCCCAAATGTGTATAGGCTTACTTAAGAATTGGCTTAAGATAAAACCCGACAATGAAGAAAGTAAAGCAATGTTAAAAGCCATGAATGAGATGACTTTTTATGTAGCTAGATTAAAAGATGATTCGGATAAAAAGACTCAGTTACTAATTGAGTATAAAACGGAAAGAAATAAATGGTGCTCAAAGGCAATGGAGTTTCAGAAAAAGTTTGAAAACGCATCAAAAGATATATTAGGATTTTAGTTTTTTGTTTTAGTTAGTTAATTTAGGCGGTCAGAAATGGCTGCCTTTTTTTATGCCTTATAAAATCACTTAAAAAATACGTTACACTATTATGAAAGCGAGTATAACAATACCAAATCACTTATCAGAAATTACACTAAAGCAGTACCAAGAGTATGCTAATATAAAAAGCGAGGATGATTATTTTCTTCAATGTAAAATGATTGAGATCTTTTGTAATGTTGATTATAAGGATGTGTTAAAAATAAAGCTATCAGATGCCGAAGAGATCACGCAAATATTAAACGGGATGTTTGAGGATAAGCCAAAGTTAGTTCAGTCTTTTAAAATGAACGGTAAGAACTACGGATTCCATCCCGATCTTCAAGACATGACTCTTGGAGAATATATTGATGTTGATACCTTTATAGGGGATTGGTCAAATATACATACGGCAATGAATGTTCTTTATAGACCTATAAAACAAAGAACGGGAGGAAAGTATTTAATTGAAGATTATAACCCCGATACAAAAGAACAGATGACAGGAATGCCATTGGAGGCGGTTATCAGTTCCGTTTTTTTTTTATTTCATTTAGGGATGAGTTTGTCTCTAATCGTTACGAATCGTTATTTAGTGGAGGCACAGGAGAAACCACATCAGTCGCAGCAGGGTTCGGTCAAAAGTGGGGATGGTTTGGATCAGTATACGAACTCGCTCAAGGAGATATTACAAGATTTGAAGATATCACTAAATTAAATATACACGAATGCTTTACAATGTTATCCTTTATTAAAGAAAAGCAAGAAGCGGAAACGCAGCAAATTAAAAATAAGAAATGAGCAATCAAGGAATAAGAGGTTACTATCAATTAACTGAGACTATTAAAAATAGTTTACTATCCGATGTAAACACAAAGACCGTTACACAGGGGAATCTTGATGAAATCAATTTACAGAAACAAGACATTTTCCCTTTGGCTCATTTAATGGTAAATCAAGTAAGTCAAGAAGATGGAGTATTAAGATTTAATCTTAGTATTTTAAATATGGATATAGTTGATTTAAGCAAGGAAGAGACCACGAACTTATTCAGAGGGAATAACAACCTTGAAGACATACTAAACACTCAGCTATCAGTCTCAAATAAGCTAATACAAGTATTAAGGGGAGGAACGTTACATCAAGACAAATATCAGTTCGATGGCAATGCGACTTTAGAGCCTTTCTATGATAGGTTTGAAAATGACCTAGCAGGATGGACTGCTACTTTTGACGTTTTAATTTATAACGATATTAGACATTGCTAATGACATTAAAGGAAACAAACAAAGTATTAAATTCTTTCGCTAAGCACGTAGTAAAGGAAAGTAAATTAAATCTAGTTAAAGATAAAAAAGGAGGAGGTGCGCTTTATAAATCTATTGACTATGATTTAGATGATGAGGGAAACGCTTTCCTGTTAGATTTCTTAATGGAAAACTATGGGACATTCCAAGATTTAGGAGTAAGGGGAAAAGATCCAAGCGCATTACCTAAAGAGGCTAAATGGTATGGGGTTCAAAAAGGTAAAAACAGTCCTTTTAAATTTGGATCAATGAAGAGCAGGGGATTAAAAAAAGCGATTAATAAATGGACTATAAAGAAAAACCTAAAAGGGATTAGAGATAAAAAGACAGGTAGATTTTTACCAAGGAAAACAATGCAATATTTAATAACAAGAAGTATTTATTTAGCAGGAATTAAACCAAGTATGTTTTTTACTAGACCGTTTAATAAAGCGTTCTCACAACTGCCCGACAACCTAGTAAATGCCTTTGCTTTAGATGTAGAAAAAAATCTTGTGTTAGGAATAAAAAAATAATTATGGCAAAGATATTAGTCCGTTCACCGAGGTTTGAAAGCCTTACTTTAAGTACAGGGTATAAAAGCGCAGTATTAACGCTTAAGATAGATAACGTTTTAAGATACACAATAATAAAATCGGGAGTGGGAGGTCAGACTATCACTTTTGAAATAAGCGAATTAATAAGAGATTATTTAAACATTACTTTTAGCGGAACGTATACTGAGCAAACTGTAAGCACTCAAGGCTCAACCATTAAAGAATATTTAAATGCCGATGGAACAGGACC